CCGCGTTCGCGGTGGAAGAAGAACATCCTGATCTCGTCCAGCAGGTCAATGTGGGCCTCAAGCCAGGCACGATGGCCGGCAAAGCCATGCGTGGCCACCTGACGTCGGACGATATCCGGGATCGTACGGATAAGCTGATCGACGTGGTCGAGCGGGTGGAGAAGCAGATGGATGAAACAGACGAGCCAAAAGAACTTGTTGAGCTCCCGAATGAATGGGAGTGGACTGATTCGGACTGGCCGGAGGAATCCCTCTACCGCGCTGTGCGATCTTGGGGGATGGCCAAGGGGAATCCCGTGCGGTCCGTCGTGGTTGGTCGCACGGCCGAGGAGGCGATCGAAGAGGCTTGGGAGCACGAGAACGGGATCTCGTGGAGCAGTTTGAAGAAAACGCTGGCCGGCACGGGGAAGCCATCTCTTCCAGAGGGGTGGGTGTGGACGATCACGCATGTCGACCGCGACGGCGAGCCTAGCCTTCGTCCCACCCAGTACGATGGTGAGCCGATTGTGCCCAAAGGGTGGTCCAGGGAGGCAAAAGGGCAGGACATCTACGAAAAAGCGCAGGATGCCATTCGGCTGCACAAAGTCAACAAAAACGATTCTGACACAAACACCGAAACGAATGAACCCCGACGAGATAATCAGGAAGATCCGTCCGATTCTGTATCAGATACCGGAGCACGCGCATCGGAAGATCTTCGTGCGGGTGACGGAGGATCAGACGCACCCGACCCGAGCGGAGAAGGTGACGCGGAAGCACATGAAGAAGAACGTCCAGAAACGGAGGGGGCACCCGATCAATACGTAAGCGGCGATGGGGCGCCGCCTTCTGACTCCAATAGGGGACACCCCGCTCACCTCTCGACGATCATCGACGCCGTGGAGGCCGATGGTCACGACTGGAAGCTCAAGACCCTCGGCCAGGGGAGCTACGAGGCAATGGTGCAGGTGAACGGGACCTCACAAATCAAGATCGCCGAAGGCACCACGCCGGCCGCCGCGCTGCGGTCCGCGTGGCACAGTGCCCAAGACGTACCAGCCGGTGAGATTGGGAGCGTTAATGAGCCCGAAGTCGACCGCCTGCTCAGTGCCGACGGCACAGAGATGTGGGACGACCAGGCGGCCGAGGAGGCCTCAATCGCGTCGCTCCTGGTGGCCCACCGCGTGGCCGGCGAGCGCCAGGAGACGTGGCGCACTGCGCTCATTGCTGAGGCCGTTGAGGAGAGGGCGGGCCGGGTAGACCGCGATGAGGTGCCGGAGGATGTGCTTGAAGAGGTGCAGGCCGAAGTGGAGCGGCGGCTGGAGCCGGTGGAAGCGTAGTGAAGCACAACAGCGAAACTTACCTGCGGCTCCCCGTCAGGTGTAGTGCAGAGTTGTCCCTACCCTAACACGATTAGCTCAACGAAAGCCTAACCCAAACCATGAGACACGCACGGGAGGACTACAACCGTATTCAAGACCCTGCTGGTGAGATTCCAGAGGATGAGCCTGTCTTTTTGATTCGCGGGAAGGACATCGTTGCCCCAAAGGTTATTCGCCACTGGGCGTGGCGCGCCCATGAGGAGGGAGCAGACGAAGACGTAGTAACGCGTGCCCTTGAGTGGGCGCGCCACATCGAGGAATGGCAGGCTGAAAATCAAAAGTGGGACACGCCGGACCTGCCCGACGAAGAGAAAGGCGGGAGGGGGTAGACACAACTCAGAGCTTACCCGCACCGCAGTCCTCGGGCACAGCGGGCGTTGTGCTTCTGAATGTGAAGTCCGGTTGCGAACAAGAGAGGCAGCCCTTAATATAGCGTCGTGGCCCCACCTGGTCGCAGCTTTATCGCGACCGCATGAGCACATTTGACGACGAGACCCTTGAGGCGCTTCGCCGGCTTCCCCCGGAGCTCGTGGAGGACGTGATCCAAGAGCTCGCCGAGCAATACGAGCGAGGCGATCGGGGAGCCACCCTGCTCGTGCAGGCGGCCGGCCAGGGCGACCATCACGTCCGGCGCTTTGACCAGCCCGATTCCTACCGACACTCGAAGGGGTAACCCCCCCTGACATTGGACCTCCACCCGTTGATGACGGGCATCGACCGGCACGGCCGGTGGGTGCCCGTTTTTTGTTTGGACACCGATTCGAGGTTCTATGCCGAGTTCGCTCCAGCTTGTGCTCGCTGCCCTGTCCGGGGGCCTCCTCACGGCTGTGCTGCGGGGGGTGCTCCACTACGCTGGGCTCAAGGGAAGCGAGCGGGATGCCTTCCGGAGTGATCTGATCAGCCGGGTCAACAAGCTGCAAAAGCGCATCGACAAGCTTGAGTCCGACCTCCGAAGCGAGCGCCAATCTCGCCTGCGGGCCCAGCTTCGCAATCAGACTTTGGCTCGGCGCATTGAGGCGCTGGTCGAGGAGCTCAATCGGCTCCGAGAAAACCAAGGCATGGAGCCGCTGGATGCTGAGGACTTTCAGGTCGAAGAACCGCTCATCACCCCAGAAAGCAATGATTGATCGCCTCCGCTCCCTACTCGGATGGCTCTGGAGCCATCTTCCCTACCGCCGCACAGTCATAAGCGCCCTCTTAGCGGTGATCGCCGTAGGGGCCGTGGCCCTCACGAGTCCCTCGCTCCACACCGAATCCTCCGGGGAAGCGGTCGGGGTTTTAGGGGGACCTGCGAAGACGTTCAGCTACCTCGCGTTCTTGGGGCTATTCGTCATCGTGTTCGAGCGCCTGGTGGACCCTGGTCGGGATTGGTTTGAGGAGATCGGTTCCAACAAGTGGGCAATCGCAGGATTCCTGACTGGCCTCGCGCTCTCCTTCGCGGTCATCGGTGCGGCAGTGGCCCAACCAGAACGCGAAGGCGAGGGCGTCTGGAAAAAAACGCGGTGCATCGAGCCGAGCGCCGCCCTCCCGATCGTCGCATTTGTATCCCCAGAGTCGAAGCGTCCGGAGGTCGCGGCCGACACGGCGTCTCAGTATGTGGGGGTGGTCGAGGAGCCTCCAGGGTCAAACAGCGGCCCGGAGGTCGACCAGTTTCTAGCGTCGGTGGGCCTCGGTCCGGGCTACGCGTGGTGCGCGGCGTTCCGGTCGTACGTGCTGGCGCGGTCGTGTATGCCCGGCCCAAAAACGCCGTCTGGTGAGACAATCCGCTCGGCTGGCGTGGTCGACTTCTTGGGCGCAAGGAAAACGATCAAGGCGAGTAAGGTGCGCCGGGGACTCAAGGACGTTCCCAGAGGCTACGGCGCCGTGTTTAAATACCCTGACGACTGGAGGGGACACCACGTGACCGTCGCCGGCGACGAGGACGGAGGGTCCAGATGGAGGGGGCCGTGCGGCACGACGATCGAGGGAAACACAAGCTCGCCTTCCTAAGCAAAGCCTGATGGACCTAAGCAAAGCCTGACCGAAATGTCAGATGAGACGGACCCCGGCTTCTACATTGACCAGGTGCCTGGCCCGAAAGGCGACGTGAAATCGCCAGAGTGGACGTGGGCTCTTATTGGCCCGCAGGGCGAGACGCTTGCTCGGGCTGGCAGAGCGTACCCGACAAAAGAAGACGCGCAGGTCGCGATCGCGGCGACGAAGATCGAGGCTCGCGAGCACGAGGTGCCTGAAAAAGGCTGCTCCTAACATGCTTAGCGCTTTCGCAGACTTTCTAGGGTCTCTCTCGGCCCGCGCGTGGGCCGAGCTCGTCGGCGCGTGCCTGATTGCGCTCGGGACGGGCTGGGCCTTGGACTGGTACCAGAGCGGCCGCGCCGCAACCTGGAGCCCCCGCATTGAAAGCGCCGAGGAGATGCGCGCCGAGGATCTCAGCGGAGACGAGTGGGCAGAGCTTCTGATGCACGATGTGCCTGTGGCTCCAGAGACGACAACGGTGGTCGTGCCGCGCGATGTTGCCGAAACGGACAGCTCCCAAAACGGGCTGCCAGAGGTGACCTATTCCGCGGACCTCCTAAATGCCCCGAAGCTCCAGGGCGAAGATACGCTGCCTGTGCTCCCTTTCGTGATCGTCCCTGTATCGGAGCAAAAGCCGGCCATTGATCTCACGCCCGAGACGGTAACTCTGTCGGCGATCAGTCCGAAAACTGGCGGGGGCATGACATACACCTACGACGTGCCCCGCGACCCGTGGGCCATTGACGTCGAGGGCGCCATCACGGCAGGGCAGACGAGCCTCGCATCGACGGTGACGATCGGCTTCCGCCACGAGCGCGACCGCTGGTCTGCGCGAATTGGGGTAGGAGGTGGGGTGGCGCTTTTGGGGCGAAGCGCAGGCGCGGGCCCGATCGGAACCGTTCGGCTCACGCAGACAATTTGGAGCTGGTAATCTCATGACCACCTCTAATGCGCGGTAATCTCATGGGCGACACTCCTACCTGCGACGCCCAGAACCGTGGTGGAGCTGAATTACCTCAGGCACATTCCGAATCTCGAATAACCTCGTAGACCGATGCCATTTGAGGACGCCCAGCGTTGCACCGCCACCGCGAAGAGCACGGGCGAGCGGTGCCAGAACCCAGCCGTGAAGGGATGGGACGTGTGCCGCATGCACGGCGCCGGGACGCCCAAAGAGGACGCCACGGGAGGCGCCCCTCCGACGCACGGCCGCTACGCTGCGAAGCGCAGGGAGAGCCTCCAGGAGAAAATCGAGGAGTACCGAGAGGAGGACGATCCAGCCGAGATGTGGGAGGAGCTGGCCCTCCTCCGTGCGGTCCTTCAGGAGTGGCTCGCCGAGGTGAAGACGCTGGATGAAGACACGGTGGGCGTGATCCTCGACCTCCAGGACTCGATCCGGTGCACCCTCGACACGCTGAACAAGATGAAGGCCCGCACCGCTCTGACCGCCGCCGAGGTGGAGTACCTCCAGGCCCGCATTGCGGATGTGTTTGAGTCCTACGTGCCGGAGGAGAAGCACGGGGAGGCCCTCGATACCCTCAAAAAGATCACCGGAGGTAATGGACACGCCCAAAACTGACCGCCATAGCGGGCTGAGAGGCTTTCTAGGCGGCCTGGAAACCGAGATCGACGCTGGGGAGGCCCCTCTAGGCCCGGTCGAGCTCTTCTCCTCGACGGGCATCGAGCCGGACGACTGGCAACGCGAGCTCCTCCTAAGCTCGTGGGAACGAGCCCTTTTGACGTGCTCCCGCCAAAGCGGAAAATCGACGGTGACGGCCGCCCTCGCCCTCCACGCGGCCCTCTCCCAACGCGGCGTCCTCGTGCTTCTTTTGGCCCCGGCCCGGCGCCAGTCGAAGGAGCTCCTTATCAAGATTCGGAGCCTCTACCGAGGGGCCGATCCGGCCGTAAAGGTCGAGAAGCGGAGCGAGCTCCGGCTCCGGTTCGATAACGAGGCGCGGATCGTCGCGCTCCCTGGCACCGAGCGCACCGTGCGGGGCTACAGCGCCGACCTCATTGCGGTCGACGAGGCTGCTCGCGTCGAGGGCGAGCTTTACGAGGCGATTCGCCCGATGCTCGGCGCGACTGGAGGGCGCCTCGTGGCCCTCAGCACCCCGGCCGGCCAGCGCGGCTGGTTCTACCGGGCCTGGACCGACGAGACGCAGGATTGGCACCGGGCCCGCGTGACGGCCCGCGACTGCCCCCGCCTCTCCGAGGAGTTTCTCCGACAGGAGCGGCGGGAAATGCCCGATTGGAAGTTCACGCAGGAGTATCTCTGCCAGTTCACGCAGGGGCGAGACCAATTTTTCCGCAGTGAGGACATCGACCAAGCCCTCATCAGCGACGCAAAACCTCTCACCGTTGAGGGGCTCCGGGGAACGACTACCGACGCCCCGACAGACCCGATCATTAACGAGGACATAGATCCGCTATGAGCAGCGCAGAGACGACCACAAAGCACATTTTAGGACTTGACCTCGGAAAGCGTCAGGACCCGAGCTCCCTCGTTACGGTCGAGCATCAAAGGACCGTCGAGACGAGCGTAAGCTACCAGCACCAGGCCCGGCCGAGCGTCCCATCCCCCCAGAGGCGACAGCCGGGGGCCGGCTCGTCTGTCTCGGAGGAGGTGAAGCGGTTCGCCTACAGCGTGGTTCGTATCGACCGATTTCCTCTCGGCACCGAGTACAGGGACGTTGCTCAGACGACGCGGCGCGTGATGGAGTCTCCAAAAACGAAGGACCCGACCCTAGTGCTCGACGCCAACGGCGTGGGGGACGCCGTGACCGAGATTCTGAAGGACGCCGGCGCGGCCCCCGTGCCGATCTACACGACCGGAGGCCGTGAGGCAAACCGGGAGGGCGGCTCGTGGTCCGTGCCGAAAGTCGAGGTGGTGTCCGCGCTTCAGGTGCTCCTCCAGGACGGCCGCCTCGACATTGCCGAGGGCCTGGAGCTGACCGATCAACTCATCACTGAGATGAGGGCCTTCAGCGTCCGCTACACCGACGCGGGGAACGTCCGGTTCGAGCACAGCGGCGACGGCCATCACGGGGATACCGTGATCGCGCTGGCCTTGGCCTGCTGGTATGCGAAAAGCGCCGCCACGCAAGGGCCAAAGTCCGTCGCTACTCGCAATCGCCGAGACGCCTACAAGGCCCGACAGAAGCGCCAACGTCTGGTCCGCAACCGCTGATTTTCCGCCCACATTTTCTATGCAAGTGTCCACCTTGTCTGAGACAACCAGAAGCGACAGAGTTCCTGAGTGGTTCGAGGACTGGTTCGACGACCGGTTTCCCAATTCGGAGGCTCCTTACCAACCACCTGAGATTGGCAATCGCCTCAATTGCTCGCGAAAAACAGTCAACCGGGCCGTCGAGGCGGACGAGTTGGATGTCGTTCGCGTCGGGCGCCTCATCATCGTCCCTCGCCCAGCCCTGAAGAAGTGGGTACGGGCGAAGTGTTTCTCTCCCTATTTGTGAATTTTCGTGTCTCTCGTGACAAGGGTGACACAGCGCACCCGGGGAGAGCATAGGGGCAAGCGCATTGATTTTCAGAGGACGCTCGCCCGATGCAACTGCTTGCAGAGGCCGGCCAGACCTTTCGGGGGAAAACGCTCACCCCCGAGATGATTGCAGACGTCGTCTCCACCTTCGACCAGGTGGGACGGGCCCCGCTTACGTTTGGCCACCCTTCTGGCCAGGACGAGCCGAAGGCCGGCGATGTGCTGCGCGTGGCCTCCAACGCGGATAACACCGAGCTCTACGGCGACATCAAGGCGCTGGACAAGGTGCGCGAGGCAGTCGACGAGGGTTTTTTCGACGACCGGTCAGTAGGAATTAAACGTAGTGAGGGCGAGGAACACTACCTGCACCACGTGGCGCTGCTCGGCGGCACCCCGCCTCAGATCAAAGGCATGGAGCCGCTTTCGAGCCTGCCGATCGATTTTTCGGAGGAGGGGGAGGTGCTCTATTTTGGCGATAAAGAAGAGGACGCTGAGCCGATGCTTACCCGCCTGGCTGAGCGCCTCCTGTCTTACTTCGCCGACGCCGATCCACGCAATTCTAGATCTGACGATATGCCAGATTCTGAGGAAACGACCGATTTTTCCGACCTCTCTCGCGAGGAGCTCGAAGCGCGCCTGAAAGAGCAGGAGTCCGGAGAGGGCCCCGAAGGCTCGGGCGAAAGTGGCTCTGACGAGACGGAAGATGAGACGGAGGAGTTTGCCGACTCGGAGCTCTACCAAGACATGAAGAGCGAGCTCGAGCGGCAGCGCTCCGAGCGGCGGAAGTCCGAAATCGAGGCGGTTCGGGAGGCGGCCAGTGGCAAGGTACCGAAGCCAACCGTTGATACCTTCGCCGACCTTGCCGCAGCACTTCCAGACACGGTGGAGACGGCCACCTTCGCTGACGATGACACCAAAGAGGAGGTGAGTCCCCGCCAGAAGCTTGCCAGCACCCTCGCGGAACTCCCCGATCTCGTGAGCACGGGTCCGATGCGGCTTTCGGACAATGGTGAAGAGAAAGGCGACAGCCCAGGTCGCAAAGAGGTCTTTTCCTCCATGTAAGCCGCCCATGGCGATAAGCACCGAGACATCGCTACGCCCAGCACGCTTTCTAAACTAAAGCACTGCAGATCATGGCTTTCGACGCAACTGTAGCATCGCAGGAGTGGGAGGAACAAAAACTCGAGGCTGCTCACGACCTTGCGCACGTCGACGTGACGCGGCCCTTTGCCTCCGTGGCGGAAGACATCGAGCCGGGGACGCTACTCAAGGAGTCCGGCGGAGACTACGAGCCTTGGATTCAGGGGACCGATCCCGCTGGCGATATTACGGCCGTCCATGCGGGCCCGAACGACTTGGATACAGGCAGCCGCGAGTCTGGGCTCGTCCGCATCTTTGGCCCGATCAACCACGAGGCGCTCGTGGTGTGGACATCCGGCGATGGGTCAACGACCGCTGATCCGTCCGATGACGCGATCACCGAGCTGCAGGACCTAAAGATTTTCCCGATGTAACCAAAGGCTCCGCGTAGCGGGCCCACCGGAGGGGCCAGAGGTTTTCCTTCAGAGACATATAGTTTCCTATGCCGATCACCAAGGTTCAGCTTTCCTCGATCAAGCAGCTATTTCGGCCGGAGCAGGTCGCGCAGGTCGTGGTGGAGACCGACGCTCGCGGCACGCCGGTCTTGGATGAGTTCTACCCCGAAAATACGCGAGAACCGTTCGACCAAGTCCTTGTGCCGGTCGAGCGCATTACGTCCGTTACGGACGCTGTGCCGATGGTCGTGCGCGGCGCGCCGGGCATCCCGATCCAGGGGGAGTCCAACTCGATCGACTACATCGAAGCCCAGCCGGTGCGCACCTACGAGGCGCTCAATGCCACGCAGTTCAACAACGCCCGCGAGGTCTCCCAGCAGACCCTCCAAGACTTTGCCGATCGGCAGACTGGGCGGCACCTGGAGACCCACCGCAAAACCGCCAACAGCCTGGCGGCCGACTCGCTGGACGGGCAGATCAGCTTCCCGCTCTTTAACGAGACCGGGAGCAAAGTCGACGATTACGAGATCGACTTCGGCGCGTCGGACATCAAGGGGTACGCTGTGCAGGCCGACTGGACGGCAGAAATCACCAAGCTCTCGTCGATTCACTCCGACCTCCGAGAAATGCGGCGCCTGATGCGGCGGGACGGAAAGCAGGTCACCGACGTGCTGCTTGGCCCCGATGCGTTTGACGCCGTTCTGGAAAAGGCCAAGGCCGTCGGGAACGACACGCGCATCCCGGCGCGGCTGACCGACGATGGGACGATCCGGCTTGGCGGCTTTGATCTGCGGGAGTTCGCGGCCGAGTTCCAGGACGCTGAGACGGGAAGCTACGAGCAGGTCCTAAGTGACGCGCAGCTCCTCATGTATGACGGAAATGCGGATTGGACCCTGCTCTATCCGCGCCTCGATAACTTCAAGATGCTTGAGGCCTTCGGGGCGGACAGCCTCCGCCAGACCCCACTGGGCGTCGTGGCAGAGTTCTCCGAGAGCGGTGATTCGATCAACATCTACGCGAACAGCAAGCCGTTCCCGATTCCGCCGGTGCGCTCGATCCTGTCGACGGACGTATCCGCGCCGTAAAAAGTTGAGGCTCACGTTTTGACTGGATAGCAGTGGTGTCGTGGCCAAGCCAACTGAAACAACTGTCGAGGAAGAGGCGCCGAGCTATTTGGTGGATCGCCTCTCAGAAAGCCGCCCGAGCGCCCTTGCGGAGGCGGCGCGGAAGGCGGTCCTCTGGGTCCAGTCGCGCTACCGCACCTGCGGCAAGGAAGCTGTCGATTGGGACGACCCGATCGTCGAGGAGGCCGGCCTTAAGCGCAGCCTCTACGAACTGCACGCTCTTCAGGAGACCGAAGACGTCCCTCAGGACAAGAAAGAAGACGCAACGGATTTGATGGTCGCGGTCCTCGGGGGCTGTGCAGAAGGCGATGATGCGGCCTCGGTGGTCGTTGAAGAAGGAGAGCAGCCAGCATGGATGGAAGGATTCGAGGGACGAAAAGCCCCCCGGCGGGACGGCAAGAGGCGAGTGCCGTGAAGGGCCTCCTGAAAGCTCGCGGGAACCGAAAATTTGTTCTTTACATACTGAGCGCGCGCCATGAGCGTCTCAGCAAAATTTGAGGGGATCGACGAGTTCAAGAGTTTCCTCCAAAACGCCGAGGCGCACTACGGCTCGACGAAGCCGCTTATGCGCCGCATTGGTCGCTTCCTGCGCTCCTCGACGGTGAGGCGAATCGACGATGGCAACCTCGATGCGGAAAACGCGGAGGTGACCACGCGAGTCAAGCGCAACGACAACCCCCTCCAGGACCGCGGCAATTTTCAGCAGGGCATCCGGTCGAGGGCAACTGAGACGGCTGCGATGGTCGGCTCGAGCGCGACGCAGGCCGCCATCCTGCAAACTGGGGGCACGATCGAGGCACAAAGCGCCGAGCAGCTCGCGATCCCGGCAGGTCGCTTCACGCGACTCATGCAGCGCCGATTCGGGTTCGCCCCCCCAGACGTAATTTCGGCGCTTCGGGAGCACGATTGGAAGGTATGGTTCCTCGAGAACGCGATCATGACACAGAAAAGTGAGGACAGCGAGCGGCACGTGTTGTTCATCCGGAAGCCGCAGGTCGAAATCCCGGCCTACAGGCCGTTTCAGCTGACGGATCAAAACCAAGACGACATCCGACGCCTCGTCGCCATCTGGCAAAACGAGGTGGAGCCGAAGGGCAACCGATAACTGCCACGAGTCTTGATTCTGCATGAGCCTTGAGTTCGGAAAGCAAATACTGCGGCCCGTCGAGGCAGTTGCGGCGGCGATTGGGAATCGGACGGGTCTCCCCACGGAAGTGGGCCCGCGCCCAGAACGCTCTAAGGAAACTAGCCTCCAGGTCCGCCCGGAGCAGGTGACTACGGAGGGTTCTCGGGGTCGCTCGGAAGACGCGATGCGCCTGACCGTGGCCCTAGACTGTGGCCTTGAGCTGGCCGGTCGTGGGGGCATGGCCAGCGAAGGGTTCCGCGCCGAGGCGCTTGGGGCTCACGCGAAGACAGTGCTCGCGGTCGGGCGGCCGTTTACAGTGACGCTTGAGGATGCCGTAGGCACGCTGCCGGAGGAGCCGTTTGTTGCAAAAGCTGGAGAGTACCTCCCAACCGAAACAGGCGGGGAAACGGTCACCGTGACTTGTATTCCAGACGGCACTCCCCAAGACCTTCCTGATACGACCGTACGGGTCGCGTCGGAGAGCCGGGGACAGGGCGTGTTCTTCGAGACGCCAGCGCCGAAGAGCCGAGACTGGGAGTACTCGGCTGAGTGGCTCTTGACGCTTCGATTCGAGGTGCCGATCGAGCGGCGCGCGCTTGGGAGCGACGGTTTTCTTTTTGGAATCGACACCAGCTAGTTCGATGGGAGACGACATTGTAGAGGACGCACTCGACAGTGGAGACCTCTATCAGCAAGGTCCCCACTACTACGCCGACCCGGACCACGAAGAGCATGTCGCGACGGGAAAAGAGGACGCGGCCGCGTACCTGCGAGACGGCGATGCCACAGTGCCGGAGGAAGATCAAGAGGAAACGGTTTACGACTCGGGTGCAAAATACCGATTTCAGGGCGAGACGTGGATGGAGGTGGACCGCCCGGGCCGAGGCCCCGCCCTGCTCCATCCGGGCTGCGTCTACACTGAGCTCCCCGACTGCGAAGGCGTCTGCGAGCTCATCCAGGAGGGGCTTCTGGTCGACATCTCAAGTTAAAAATTGAATTGATACGTTATGTCTACAACCCACGGCGTCACCACCACCGAAGTTGCGACTAGCGTTTTTGCCGTCCGCGAAAGTCCGTCGGCGATCCCCTTCATTGTGGGTACTGCACCAAAAGACGGGCCGAATGCAATGGAGCGCGTGGAGGGGTTTAAGGACTTCGCGGAGACCTTCGGTCAGCGCCAGGAGCAAGACGGCACCTGGGACTTTACGCTTGCCCGCTTTGCGGAGCTGCACTTTCAGCAGTACGGCTCCGCGCCAGCGATTATCGTCAATGTACTTGAACCGGAGAGCGATACCGCCACCGCCACAGGCGAGCAGCAAACGTTCGACCGGGCAGAGATCCGCACGGACAACGCCCACATTGACGTCAGCGAGGTCACCGACGACGGCGGCGGGACGACCTACGACGAGGGGACCGACTATGAGGTTGCAGAGGAGGCCGGCGTCATTACCCGCCTTGAGTCCGGATCGATTTCGCAAGGGGAAACGGTTGAAGTGACTTACGACTATGTCGACCCGTCTCTGGCCGATAGTAGCGATATCGTTGGCGGTGTGGATTCAAACGGCAACCGGAGCGGCCTTGAGCTGGTTGAGGAGGCCTACCAGACGCTCGGCACGGCACCGACGCTTCTTCTCGCGCCGGGGTTTTCCAGCAACTCAACTGTCGCGTCGGCGATCGAGGGGAAGGCAGGCGGCTTTGGGTGCGGGTGGAAAGCCTTCGGCCTCGTCGACATCGACAGCACTGCCCAAGACTCTGTGCAGGACGCCGTAAACGAAAAGCCCAAACTGACTACGGGGAGCCGCATGGCCGTCTGCTGGCCGCGCGTGACGCTGGGCGAGGACACCGACTGGCTCTCCGCGCATATGGCTGGCGTTATTGCCCGGACCGACCGCCAGCGGGGCGCAGGGCTTCCGTACTTTTCTCCCTCTAATAAAGACCTCGCGATCGATGGCACCGATGTCGAGTTCTCCTTCAGCGAGGCGAACACGCTGAATAAAAACGGCATCACGACAGTGATCCGGCGAGAGGGCTTTAGCCTGTGGGGCGACCGCACGGCCGCGTTCCCCGGCGAGACGGACGTCAAAGACAGCTTTATCGCGACGCGACGGATGGGCGACTTCCTGCAAAACACCCTACAGCTGACCATTTTCGACAAGGTCGACGAGCCGACGAACCGGCGTCTAATCGACTCGGTCGTCAGCTCGCTCAATCAGACGTTTTCCGGATTCGAGGCGCAGGGAGCCCTGCTTTCGGCGAATGTCGTTTTTGATCCCCAAGACAATCCGACCGCCGACCTTTTGGACGGGGAGCTGACCTTTCGGCTCTTCTACACGCCGCCCGTGCCAGCGGAAGAGATCGAATTTATCCTTGAGGTCGACCCGGACGGCTTCAACACGCTCTTTGGGTAATCTCTTCTAGTTGGCACTCTTCGACGACCTTCTTGACTTGAACAACCCAATCTGCTATGCCCACGAGGCCCAATATTATTTCCGACGCGGAGGCTTATGTAAATGGAGAGAATCTAACAAGTGTCGACTCGATAGAGCTTCCCGATATCACTATGATGTCAGAGGAAGTTGAACAGCTCGGCATGGCAGGGGCAATCGAGGTGCCACAGCCCCACGTAGAGGCAATGACGACAACCATAAATTTCGCCTCCTATAATCCGGATGACTTCTCGCTTTTCATGCCGGATGAGGCGCTGCAGATCCAAGTGTTCTTTTCAATCAGCGATATCACTGAAGAGGGGCGTTCAGAATTTCAACGCCTTGTGGAAATGCGGGCTCTCTTTATGGATCGAACCAACGACACTGCTGAGCGGAACCGCGACGAGGGTCCAGAGCTGGAGCTGGCTGTGCAATATTACAAAGAAGAGCAGGATGGTGAGACGCTCCACGAGGTCGATCCGCAGAACAGTGTCTGCAAATACAACGGCGAGGACCTGCTTGAGGAGCGGAAATCGAACCTCGGACGTTAGCGGAACGACAGATACACTTTTTTGGAGGGGGGGTGCTGCTAATGTCTTTAGCGCCCGTCTGCTCGGGTTTCCCCCTCCGACCCGTGTAGGCGGGCGCGGTGCTTTGTGAACACAGCTGAAAGGAATAGGATAGTATGACCCGGTGCTCTTCAAAAAGTGAAGATCCGACATGTCAAAGATAGGCGAGGCCATCAAAAGCTGCGGAATGTTACTCGGGCTTTTTGTGGCCGCTGTACTGGCATTTTCCTTCATATGGTGGCTCTTTTTTGAGCAGTCAATTCCGACTCGACAGCTGAGCTCAGACGACATTTCCGGTCGATGGCCGCTTACGGTTGAGCCTGTTACCGTTGCGTGTGAGCCGGCGAAAAAGGCGCTGGTCATTCATGACGGGAAGCGGTACGCCGTAAATGGCGTTGCTCGTGCAGACGGGTACGATGGCATCGACCCACTTTGGAAGGAGGGAACCGATGCCCCAAAGGTCAACATCGGGCCGATCACAGATGCTGCCTTAGAGCTTTGTCCTGAAGACTAACCCCCGCAACATTCAAAATTTAAGCAGATACCGCGATGCAAGATACCACAAGGCAAGAAGGATCAGAAGAAGGAGTTGTAGAAGAGCCTCAAGATGAGCCTGAGACGCAAATCGAGGGCCTTAATCTCCGGAAAACGGTCGAGTCTCTTCCCGAAAGCGACAGGACTGCCCACGTCCACGTCGTGCTCACCCGGCACGCGAGTAAGGCGAACCGCATGGCTGAAGAAGACGGCCGGGCAACCCCGATCGACCTCAATATCTACCTTCTTCAGCAGGTCGTGACGCTGGACGGGGAGCGCGTCCGCCTCGACGAGCTGCGGGACCTTCCGTGGGCCGATACGCAGCGGTTGATGGAGGCGGCCGGCATGATGGACACCGAGGCCAGCCCTTTGTCATAGAGGAGCTGGTCGTCTTCTTAAGCCGTCATTTCTCCTGGACCCGGGGAGAGCTGATGGATCTTCCCCTTCCGCAGGCGGAGCGCTACGCAGACACGCTCCGCGAGCAGCAGAAGCGGGAAGCGGAGAAAGCTCAAGAGCAAGCCCAATTGGAGAGGCCCGATCGGTCCCCGAATTAAATTCTTTAGGACGGTGGCTTCTTTTGGACAAGCAGACGCGTTCTTCCGTGCTGGCCTGGAACTTCAGGCAGACAATAGCATGGGTGCGGCAATTAATGAGGCCGAGGGCGACATGAGTTCACTGGAGGCCCGCGCCGCCGTTACGAGCCGCAAGCTGCGCGGCCTAGGTGATACGATGACGAGCATTGGAGGGTCAATGCTCGCGGGCGGGACGGCCCTCGCGGCCCCGCTCGTTGGCGCGGCCAACTCCTTTGCTGAGTTCGAGTCCCGCATGAACCGGTCGATGGCAGTGTTCGGGGACGTGACGAGCGAGATGCGGGACCAGATGGCCGAGCGGGCCCGCGAGATTTCGGAGCTCACCAAAGGGATGGTCGCCTCCGAGGAGGCGGCCGAGGGCTTTGAGTTTCTCGCCTCCGCCGGTCTGGAGGCCGAGCAGGCAATCGCCGCAATCAAGCCGACGGCCCGCTTTTCGCAGGCGGCCCAACTGGGGCTCTCAGAGGCGACGTCCCGCCTCACCAATGCGCAGTCCGCCCTCGGCTTGGCGGTCGAGAACCCCACGCAGAACATGGAAAATATGAAGCGGGTGTCCGACGCGCTCGTAGGGGCCTACCAGTCGGCCGACGCGACGGTGGACCAGTTCTCCGAGGCCCTCACCAACAAAGCCGCCGCGCGCCTCCGCTCGATGAATGTCGAGCTGGAGGAGGGGATGGCCCTGCTGGCTGGCTTTGCGGACCAAGGCATCAAGGGGAGCAAGGCTGGGGAGCGCCTCAATATCTTGCTCCGGGATCTCCCCAAGGCGGCCCGTGAAAACAGCGAGGCGTTTGAGCAGATGAACATCTCGCTCTTCGATGCGGAGGGCAATCTCCGAGGCGGCGCGGACATCATCCGGCAGTTCGAGGAGGCGGTGGGGGACCTCCCGCCGGAGCAGCGGAGCGCCGCGTTGGCGCAATTGGGGCTCAATCAGCGCGTCTCGGACTCGCTTACGACCCTGTTAGGCATGTCCGAGTCGATCGGTGAATATGAGGAGGAGATTCGTTCCTCCACCGGCGCGACCGAGGAACTAGCGAAGTCGCAAGAGGAGGGCCTCAAGGTTGCCTTCGGCAACGTGACTGAGCAGGTCGACAACCTCGGGGAGGTGCTTGGGGGAATGACGTCCGGCCCGCTCGTGTCGCTGCTGAACCGCACGGCCGGCGCTATCAAGGGCACGAAAGAATGGGCGAAGGCAAACAAGGGGCTCGCTTCAACCCTCGTGCAAGGGACAGGGATTGTCGCCGGCCTCGGCATTGTCCTCGGCGGCACCGTCTCCGCGCTCGGTTTCTTCCTGAAGGGCATCGCCAACACGGTCGAGCTCGCTCCGAAAGCTTGGAAAGGTGTTAAGACGTTTGCCAGCGGGATCAAAACGGCGGCGGCCGCGACGTGGCGCGGCGTAAAAGCGATGGGCGCGTGGATCGCTTCCCAGATAAAGAGCTTAGGGGCCTCTCTTGCCAACGCAGGAGGAATGCGGGCGCTTGCAAGCGCCGCCGCCGGAAAGATCGTAAAAGGCATGAAGGCCGCGGCCGCCGCCACGAAGGCGTTCACCGTGAGCCTCTTGACTAATCCGGTGACGCTTGTGGCCGCGGCCGCCGTGGGGGCCGCGGTCCTCATCATCAAGTATTGGGAGCCGATCAAGAAATTCTTCGTCGGCCTGTGGGGCGACGTGAAGCCCTACCTTCAGCCGGTGCTCGACTGGTTTGGCTCGTGGGGGCCGAAGATCCAAGATATGTGGGACACGGTCGGCCCGATCTTGTCGACGGCGTGGGACAAGGTGAGTGGTCTCGTGAAAGGCATCGGAAATCTCCTGGGGTTCGGCGGGGAGGAAGCCGACGTGGGAATGAACGTCGAGGCTCCTGAGCTGAACAGCGATGCGGCCATTCCGGGCGAGCTCACAGCCGGGTTTCAGCCAGGCGAGTCGGGTGTGGTCCCAGAGCAAATGGACGCGTTGGCCCGGAGTGATCTAGCCCCCGGCGAAGCTGTCCCCTCGGGCGAGGCGGAAAGCCTCGACGAGCTGACAGGTGGATTTCAGCCGGAGGACCTGAACGTGACCCCGGACCGCTTCGACCAGATGCAGCAAGGAGTGTCTTTTGAGGGGCAGAGCGAAGAGAGAAAGCCCATCCCGGTCGACGCCCCCTCATCCATTCCGGTCGATGCTCCCTCATCCATCCCGCTTGAGGTGCCAGACCAGACCATGAGGGTTGGGACGGAGGTGGAGGGCTTGTCCCTACCATCGGTACCGGACCAGACCATGGGCATCGGGACGGAGGTGGAGGGCTTGTCTCTGCCGACCGTACCAGACCAGACGATGGGTATCCGCCCGGAAATGCGCAGCCCACTTCCCTCAGTTGATCCAGGAGAGCAGAGGCTCCCGCTTCGCCCAGACCTGGAAAGCGCAGTGCCCACGCCGGAGCCGATCTCAACGGATACCTCCCCGGAGCAGGCCGCTCGGGAGGTTGTGGGGAGCCCACAAGGGGGGAGTGGAGGTCGGCAAAGAGGAGCGCCTCCGCCTCAGCAGCAGGCGCCCATCACGGTCAATAACGAGTTCAATATCGAGATCAGCGGGGACGGCGACGCCGACGAGGTACGGGAGGGCGTCGAGCAGGGCCTAAGCGATGCAGACCTGGAGCGACGGATGCGACGGATTCTTGAGGACGAGCAAAGCACTCGGTTTTGAATGGCACTTACGTATGATGAGGACCTACACTACAGTCCAAGGCGAGGCGTGGGACGAGGTGGCCGTAGCCGTCTACGGCACGGAAACGGAGATGCCCCGACTTCTCGCCGCAAATCCTGAGTATCAGGACCTCGATACGCTTCCCGCAAACACGACACTGAAGGTTTCTGATCTTCCGGAGGAAAACGTGCCTTCTTCGCCGAAGGTACCTTGGGATCGTTGACACAGCCTTATGGCTCGCAGCTCTTCCGCAACCATACTAACAGACGCCGGGACCGACATCACCGGTGATCTGCGGCCGCACCTACTGTCGGTCGAGGTGACGCAGCGTCTCCACGGGCGAGCCGACGAGGTGTCGATCAAACTCGAAGACCGAGAGGGGGAGTGGATTGGCGACCTCAAGCCGGAGCCCGGCGACCGGATTCAAATACGGTTTGAGCTGACGAATTGGCGAAAGGGTAGAGACAAGCGGAGCATCGGTTGGGGAAAGTTTGAAATTGACCGCGTGCGCCTCAGTGGCCCTCCTTCCCGCGTGCACGTCCGTGCCGTAAGTGCCTATGTTACCCGCTCGATGCGGCAGCAGAAGCGGACGCAGGGCTGGGAATCGACGACACTCAAGGAGATTGCTGGCGAGATTGCGAGCCGCCACGACTTGGAGCTCAGCTACACGGCCGGCCGCAACCCAAAGCACGACCGTCTCGACCAGACATCAACCCCGGATCTCCGGTTCCTCAGACAGCAATGCGAGCGCTGGAATCTGCGGTGTCGGGTCGGTTTCGAGACGCTCATTATTACTGAAGATCCGCAGCTGGCCGAGCTTCCCGACCCGATTCAGCGCACGGCCCAAGAGGACGGAGATCTGCTCGCCTGCACGCGCTACGAGCTGGAG